TACCAATGGTACACAATTTACACTTGAAGATGTAAGCGGTACTCCACTTAACAGTGCAGGCATTCAAGTAGGTTATGTGTATGGTAGACAGCTAGTGTATTATGGATATTATCCATCACTCACAGTGCCTAGCACACTTAGCCAGGTAGCATCTACCAACGTATGGATTAACACAACATCGCAGGATCGCGGTGCAAACTATGTTGTTAAGAAATACAACGGTACTAACTGGGTAAAGCAAAATACCACACCGAGCCAAGGCTATGTGCCAATGTACAGCAGTGATGCAATTGCAAATGCTGCGTTTGGCGGTAGTAAAGCAACAAATACTCTATATGTTCGTTACAATAGCGATGGCGATACACCAGCCGAAGCCAATCATGTAATTTATACATGGGATGGTTCTGCATGGGTAACACTGGATTATGCTGCATCAACTGCCGCACCTGCTGGTCCTCCTGCAAACGGTACACTGTGGTATAACTCAGATCTACAAGTAGATATAATGGTTGGCAACGGCCAAATCTGGCAAGGTTACAAGAACCGTTATCCTGCAACTGACCCCAATGGTCCTATCATAAGCGGTACTGAACCTACTGCACAAAGCGATGGTACTAATCTTGTTGATAATGATATTTGGGTAGACAGTGCATCTACACCGTATCCTGTAATTTATAGATACGATTCCAGTAACGGTATGTGGACATTGGTTGATAACACTGACCACTCTAGCCCAGGCGGCATTATATTCACAGATGCACGCTGGAATGCAAATGGTTATATAAACGGTAGTCAATTGCCTAGTGCAATGGTAGTTAGCAATTATGTAGACAGTGATGCACCAAATGCAGAACTGTATCCAAGTGGTATGATGTTATTCAATACTCGTTATAGCACATATAACGTAAAAGAATATATGGTAAATTACTTCCCTAATTTGTCTGCACCATATGATTCTGATGCATGGGTAACTGCAAGTGGTAATCGTCCAGACGGTACTCCTTATATGGGTCCAACTGCACAACGTCAAATAATTGTTGCTGCATTGCAATCTGCATTGACTAGTAATGAAGAAATACGTGCCGAAGCAGTTAACTATAATCTTATTGCAACTCCTGGTTATATTGAATGTATCGACGAAATGATTACATTGAACACTGACCGTAAGGAAACTGCATTTATCGTTGCTGATCCTCCTGCAGAACTTGCAGCAGATGGTACAACATTGCAAGCATGGGCAACCAATGTCAACAATGCTAGCCAGAACAGTATTGACGGTCTTATTAGCAGCAGCCCATATGCAGGATTGTACTATCCTTGGGCACTTGCAACTAACTTGGACGGCGCTCAAGTACTTGTACCTGCTAGTGAAATGGCACTGCGTACAATTGCTTACAACGATCAAGTTGCATATCCGTGGTTTGCACCGGCAGGATTTAATCGTGGATTGGTAACAGGTGTTACCAGTGTTGGTTACTTGAAAGCAGATGGTACATTCCAACCTGTTAGCTTGAATCAAGGACAACGTGATGTGTTGTATGTAAACCGCATCAATCCAATTGCCTACATACCAGGACGCGGTTTGGTAGTTTATGGACAGAAAACATTGAGCCCAGTTGCAAGTGCATTGGATAGAATCAACGTTGCACGTCTTATCAACTACATGAAGTATCAGTTGGATAACTTGGCTAAGCCATTCTTGTTTGAACCAAACGACCAACAAACACGTCAGAGTGTAACTAATACATTCAACAGCTTTATGGGTAACCTAGTTGGCTTGCGTGCGCTGTATGACTTTGCTGTGGTTTGCGACGATTCAAACAACACACCTGCTAGAATCGATGCCAATGAATTGTGGATTGATATTGCTATTAAACCAGAAAAAGCAATCGAATTTATCTACATACCAATTAGAATTCTAAACACTGGCGATCCAATGCCAGGCGGTAATAGAAACCCAACTAGATAAAACCAAATAAAATGGCGGGATTGATTCCCGCCATTTTGCTTTTGTATCGCATATCTGATTATTAAAGTGCATCTATGCTAGTATGACTGTATACTTAACTTGTACTATCTCTAGTGAAAGTTATGATATGTCATCGCAAGAATACACCACATGCGGCACGTTTTGTCCGTTACCATGGAATAGTATAAACATACGTAATAACGGCGACTTGCGAGTTTGCTGTAATGCAAATTCCTATAGTCCTCAAAAAGGCATTCTTCGTAAACCAGATGGCGTTGCTTATAATGCCAGCAAAGATGATTTTGACGATGCACGTAACGCACCATTATTAAAAGATGTTCGTGCTACAATGCTGAAAGGCGAATGGCATGCAGAATGTGAACGATGCAGGCAAGAAGAAACCAATGGTGTACTATCTCGCAGACAAATGGAAAACAACGACTGGGAATTAAAAGCAGATCGTGCTGCGGAAATAACAGAAGTAGACGGCACTATAAATCCAGAGGATCAAGAAATTGAATATTTTGATATACGCTATGGAAACTTTTGCAATCTTAAATGTAGGATGTGCGGTCCAACTGACAGCCACCAGTGGTATGACGACTTTGTGAAACTGCATGGCACAACATCTTACAAAGACACGCACGAACGTATACAGCTTGTAAAAAATGAAAAAGGCCGTTGGACAACTGATCAGTACGATTGGTTCAAGAACAGCAACATGTATTGGAACAACTTCGAAAAACATACTAAGAACGCTAAGAAGCTATACATTGTTGGCGGCGAACCTCTTATTATAGACGAGCATATAGAAAGCCTTGAAAGACTTGTGGCAAATGGTACTGCTGCTGGTATTCAAATAGAGTACAATACAAATCTTACTAATGTAACGGATCGCATATTGGATCTGTGGAAACATTTTAAAGAGATACGCATAGGTGCAAGTATAGATGCATGTAATGAAGTATTCGATTATCAGAGAGCACCTGCCAAATGGATACAAGTATACGAAAATCTCAAAAAGATAGATGCACGTAACGATATTAATTTCAAATGTTGGTATGCATTTACAATTACGCCATTCAACGTATTTCATTTCCCGGAGTTTATGAAGTGGAAACTAACCGAAAGTAACTTGCTTAAATTTAACCCAGTTGAATCATATAGGCCTATTGTGTCATATCATATGTGCCATAGTCCCAAGTATTATAATATCAAAGTATTACCAGCTGATATGAAACAACAAGTGGTAGAACACTATCGACCTTATAGGGATTGGATAGTTGCTACTAATTTTTCAACACATGTTAAAAAACATTTTGTAAAGCATTTAGACAGTGTTGAAAAGTTTATGCTTAGCGAAGATTACTCCGCTGAATGGTTGCCACAATTTATCAAGATGACAAGGGATTTAGATAAAATTCGTAATCAGAACATACTTGACATAGTACCGCAATTTGCAGATATGTTTGATGCACATAACAAATGAAAATCCAGATTGCTGCATACTAACACTGTTTGTTCATAATGTGTGTAATTACAGTTGCAGTTATTGTAACGATTATCATCGCGATGGGTCGCATAGATGGCCTACAGACTGGGCACCTTATATAAAACTAATTGCACAGTTAAAAGAACGTAATCGTTATCTTTATGTAGAAGTGTTGGGCGGCGAACCCACAGTGTGGCCCAAGTTTCAAGAGTTTGTTGATACTATTAGCGACGACAGAGTATTTGTTGAATATTCTACCAATGCATCCAGGACATTGAATTACTGGGAACAGTTCAAAACACAAACTGCATTTGTGTTCCTAAGCTGGCATTATGAATTTGCCGACGACGATCATTTTTATGCAGTAGCAGAACTTATGCAACACAAGGCCAGTGTCAGCATACCATTGATGATAGTGCCTGCTAACTTTGAGCGTGCTAAAACACTGTTTGAGAGATTACAAACATTGAATGTTGAAATCACTCCCAAATTTACACGCACCAGTATCAACGGTACTGATTATTTTGATTATACCGCAGAACAACGGGAATGGATTCAAAACAACTATTTCAATAAAATGAAACCTTTTGGTATTGATTGGACAATACCTCGTCATTTGCATTTCGACGGTGTTAAAATGAAGTTTATGGAAGTACTTGATAAGAACTTACATGCATTCAAAGGTTACACATGCACTGCTGGTATAAAGAGATTAATGGTAGAACCCAACGGCAATATAAAACGCTGCACAAAAAATGTAGGCGGCAGCTTGGGTAATATTATTAATGGTAATTATACATTGCCAGACGATCCGGTAGTTTGTGATTATAAAGCATGCCCATGTAAATTAGATGCAATTGTTGAGAAATGGATATAATGTCTAAACCGTGCAAATTTACATATAACAGTTTGTTTTATAACAAGGGGGATGTTGCACAATGCTGTATGCAAGAATCTTTTATTAGAAAAACAAATTGGTCAGATGTTACAAATCTAAACGAATTCTATAAAAACAATGTAGAATTTGCTGCCATTAGACAAGCATTGGATTCTGGCGTTGAGCATCCAATATGCCAAAGTTGTTGGGCAGATGAGCATAGCTATGGATCCAGTATGCGTACTCACAATACATTTCATTCCAACAACATTACCGCATTTGGTATAACGCATGTCGATTTGCGGTTAAGCAACAAATGCAATTTACAATGTAAAATGTGTAATCCCTATGATAGTAGCCAGCTTGCACAAATTGCAAAACATGTAGATAAAACAGATGTACATCATCCGTTTTATAATAAAATACCAGACGAGTCGGTGATTGATACCAACGAATTACTAAATCTTATATTACAATTACCGCAACTAGATACTGTAAGACTGGCCGGGGGTGAACCTTTTATAATGCCAGAAGTTGAAGAATTTTTACATACGCTGGTACAATTGAACAAAACAGATATATCTATAGAAATTATAACAAACTGCACAACTGTGAATAGTAAAATACTTGCACTACTGACACAATTTAAACGAGTTGATATCAAATGCAGTATAGACGGCATAGGCAACACATTTGAATATCAACGATATCCTGCAAAATGGAAGACAGTTGAACAGAATTTTATGAAGTTATATAACAGTACACTTCATAGTGTAACGTTATCCCCATGTGTGGGTTTGTTAAATTATTTGACGTTAGATGAATTGTTTAAATGGGCAGAGCATTTTCCCGATGCATCAATAAGCTACAACGAGATTTACGATCCCAGTTGTTTGAATTTTAGGTATATACCTCATCATGTACGTGAATCATTTTACGAAAGATTTTCTGCAATTGATTTGAAAAATGCAGACCCCAAGTGGTATCAATTTCAACAACATACTATGTACGAATATGTAGAACCTATCCAGGATGACTGTGATATGTTGTATCAGTATACTACTAAAGTATGGGATCCACACAGTAGAATTAAATTCTTAGATTTGTATCCGTGGGCAGAATATATGATAGCAAAGGCAGTAAAGAAATGACGACATACAGTGATATAACATTTGAAATGCTGGGAACACGTCGACAGCGCCCTATGTATCTCAGCAAGTTTACACAGTTTAGAAGCAATCTCAATATGCAGACATATCCAAAAGATCCGCACGAGTATACCAAAGAATTTCTAGTAAACATAGACAACTGGATCAATGCGCATCAGCAAGTACGCTACGTTGGATTAGACACGTTTACACGCCGAGATGCTATACTAGGTACTACACAGCAGTTAGACGAGTTACACATGCTGCATGGTGCTAAAATTGCTACTATGCAAGGTGAATACAAGTATCACAGGCGGTTGACAGATTTCAACGTGAAACAAATAGAACATTTCACTGAACTAGTACCCGGTGACGTGGTTGTGGCAAGTTATCCTAGTTGCATTACCACTGGATATGTAGACGATTTTGATCTGTTATTGGATCACTGCCAGCATCGTAAAATACCCGTACATATAGACGGTGCATGGTTTGGACAATGCAGGAACTTTGAATTAGATGTAACACATCCTGCTATAGCCAGTGTTAGTGTTAGTCTTAGCAAAGCATTTGGTATGGGTAGTCAACGTATAGGTATACGCTATAGTCGTGAGCGTGTTAATGGTCCCATTGCCATAATGAATGACTTTGAATATTGTAATGTAAGTGATATGTGGATAGGTACTGAGATGATGCGTCATTTTGGTCCAGACTACTGGTGGAACAATTATAGCGACTTATACAGTAAAGTGTGTAAAGACTTTGGTTTAGAAGAAGGCAATAGTATACATGTT